CCACATACTTGACAACAAGGGATTTCGTGCTCCATTGGAAGATCCAATACAATACTCAACCCCTCGCCATCACATTCGTAGTCGTAATTAGGCATGATACGGAATTCGATTGATTGCGTGGCAGTTATAACATCGAAGCAGATCGCCCTCATGAAGTAATCTGTCATCGTTGCATAAGTCGCAATATGTTGTTGATGGCTCTACCTTAACTCCATCATCTGTAAAAGTTGCAGTTAGACCAGAGCCGTCAATAATTTGTAATTCACCCATTTATTCACCTCCTTCAAAATACCATTTTCCATTAGCTGTAAGTTTTGCCCATTTGGGCGCACACTCTTTTGCTTTGCAAACATATCCATAGTAAGGCTTGCCTCCTTTAGATATTCCTTCCTTAAGAATATGCCCATGCTGGCACGCAGGTGGCTCATTAGGTATTGATGCACCAATCTCAGCAACTACATCACCAACAGACCAAGCAACCGGATCTTTAGGTTTATCAGCTGCAAAACTATCTCTTAAGATTGTTTCAATTTGTGCTGACTTAGATCCAGCCTTGCCATACATGTTTTGCCGGCTTTCCAACTTTTCCTTAAAAGATGAAGGTGCAACTACCTTGCTCATTTCCTCCTTAGATGCTCTCTTGCCTTTAGCTGCAAAACCTGCATTTGCAAGTGCTCTGCCAATCGCTGAAGTTTCGCAATTCTCCAATGCAGAAGTTGAATTGACACCACGATCCGAAATTGTTTCAAAAGCGAGCCCAGTTGCACACGGCTTTGCGTCCGCTTCCGTTTTGAATAATTTACAAAATACAATGAATCGAGTGTTAGATGCCTCGATGAGTTCAGTCTCGATTCTGTTGTCAGGAAATTTTCCATGCCACTTCTCCAATCTTGATTCGACTGTTTCATAATCCTCTAAATTAAATGCCATCTGCTACTCCAAATTCTTGGTCGTAATGGTCGTGCAGTTCTTTGTAGATGACTGCATAACCAATGATGTCTTTAACACTATCTTGGTGATTTGCAGTTTCGGCAAGTCTGCTGACCTTAACAAGCAGTTGCATGATGCTGACCTGCATTGGCGATATGTAATCTCCATAGTAAGCAGACCACAATTCTGAGATTCGCTCGTGATTGCTTTGACTGCTTCCGTAAACTGATCCTCTAGCTGAGAGAATGGTTGCGATCTCATCCAAAAACTCAGTTCTGCTTGTCATAATCAAAAACCTCATCTGACTGTGTTTTGATGTTGGTCATTCTGCGGTGCATATCCCAGCCCATTGCCCTGCCACGCCAATAACCCCGATTGTAAATTTCGGATTGCCATAAACTAAATGCGTAGGCTAACAAGCCGGTGGCTATGATGAACCACAAAATAGTAATCCCATTGATCTTCATGCGTTCACCGCAATTTTGTCAGCGTAAGCCAATTTCCAATCAAAGCCATTTGCATCATCTATTGCATAAGCAGCCTTAATTCTTGAACTGTGAATTTCTGATGCACGATGACCTGATGGTCGCTTGCAGCTTAATCCTGCTTTTGATAAACAATCAGGACATTCTAACGATCTAGGACAAACATCCCCACGAGTAGTGCCGTTGCACCATTCGCATTTTCTTTCATTTGACTTCATGTTGCTCCCTTACATATCCACAGCATCTCTGTGAATACATAAAGTTTGACCTAAATCAAGTTTTTAAGCCAATAATTTATCGGCGTGGCTTATAACGATTAGATAACGCCAATATCCTCAACATCATCGATATGGTCATCAATCGTGCGGTCGATATAGTCTGTTTCACGCCCCATAAGACTTTCCAAGAGCTGTAAAACTTCCATCTTTGTTAATTGGAATCATCTGCACATTCATATTCTTGCCATCCCAGTCCATGATGACTATGCCCATTTGCCAATTTGCGAGCCCTTTTGTGTAAGAAGCCTTTGCTCGGTTCATAAGGTTTCCGGTTTCTACGCCGTAAAGGGGTCTGTAAGCCCCGTAGAGCCCCTCTGAGTAGGCTGACATACCTAGTCTATGGGTATGCCCACAAACTACGCTCTTACCAGCCTTTTTGGCGAGATTTAGGGCAGTCTGTCCAGCGTTAGGATTGATGTTGCCTTCATCGCCATGAGCCAAGATCCAGCCCTTTTCAAATTCAAAGAATGTCTTATGGAATGTAATACCCATAGATTCAAAATCCATAAACTTGGCATACTGCAATTCGGGAAGTGAGATCATTCCCGGAACTTTTAATAAAGTGTTGTAAAGACGATCCGTATGATTGGATCTAATTATGTGGGCTTCCTTAGAATTTTCGGTTAATGCCCAAAGGATCTCTTGAGTAGCTGTGCGGTCATCATCCAAAGTTTGTTGATAAGCCAAAGGTGTTTTCTCAGCCCAACGGCTAATGGTTTGAAAGTCAATCTCATCGCCAACGCATAAAACGCTGTCAAATCTTTCACGCTTCGCCAATTTAATAACATTCTTGACGGCTGTTTCATGATGGTAGGGAATTTGCAAATCACTTATTACTAAGTATCGCTTAATCGTCATCCTCATCGTCAGTTGGATCTATGGAAGGAATAATCCCGCCATCGCCTACGATCCAATCAGGAAAAGTCTTATGCTCGGTCATCAACCAGAATGCGTGCTCTGGTGTAAATCCTGCTTTACGAGCTGCTTTATAACATTCATGCAAAGCGGTGTAATGCTGATCTATCTTTGTTAATGGTTCAGGAGATTGGCGAACGACACGACGATTGATCTTTTTGCGTTTGATAGGTTTTCGAGTGTTCGCCATAAATAAAATTATCGCTTAGATATTAAAACAAACAGATCATCGACACGCTGTTCCAATCGATTAATCTGATCCTTAATTGATGAGCCTCCGTTTGGTTTTAACTCATTCAAATAGGATTTAATAACCCAGCGCAGACCCACTAACAAACTTGTTGATATGGCGGATACGCCAACGGCGATACCAACCCATTCGTTTGCTGTCATTTCGCATTGATTCCATAATCAGCTTCTTTGCCGGACTTTGGATCAAGTGCCTTAGCAAGAGGTGCAACCAATGCTCCAGCAAGGATTGCAAACTCTGGTCGAATGTCAGCAACAATTGCCAACAGGACAGTTATACCGGAAGCAGCCACAGCTCTTAAATATGACTTAATTGCTGCCTTGTGTTTATTTGATAGTTTCATTAGTTGCCTCCTAGTAGTGGGATGTTAAAGAACTCTCCTGTTTGTTTTGGATGAAATGAAATATGAATATGTTTGGTGTGAGGATTTATGCCTTTGTATCTACGCCAACGCCAGTTTAATAGTTTGCTGGCAATATGATGATTGTGAATTACATATTTGATCCGCTTATCTGTTTTGCCAGCAATTCGGATTTGATCGGCAAGGTAGGCAGATATGCCTTCGGCTTGACCTAGATCAGCTGAAATGTCAATGGCACAAACCTCACCCGAAGGCAAGGCGTTGTGATCCGATTTTACTTTTTGATGCCTAGCGTCTGAAATCCAACCATCCGATTTTCTGGATCTTTCAACAAAACAGTCATCAATTTGTTCCCGTAATTGAATTGCGGCTTTGGATAAGTAAGGCTTCATTACATTAAGATAATGGCTTGCCTAGTGTTAAGCCTTCTGGAATTGGTTTGGTATATTCCCATTTGGCAATATAAGCCCCAACGCCATCGCTGTCATCTTGTAAATAAATGCCAAGTCTTTCAAAATTATCAGTTGGATTTATTTCTGGATACGCTTCTACAATTTTTTCCCATAGTTCCATATTATGCTCCTAAGTAAGATATTGTGAACCAAGCATAGGTTTGCCCAGGGTCTGTTGCTTGTGTAGTTCCGCTGTCTTGTTTAGCAAAAATTTCAATATAATCTGTGGCAACAACCTCAACTACTGCACTAATAGCCACTTGTGGATAAGCAGGCAGTGGACTCCAACCTAGTTCTTTTTTCTTTGTGCCATTTACATAAACTGATAGATCTCTAAACCCAGTTGTATTAGCGTTAAATCCCATTTGTGCTGTTACAAGATATTTTCCACCTTTACCAGCAGGAATTGTCATTCTTGAAGTATTGGTAGAAGTGCTGTGGTAACTATCTGTATCAAAATTTTCATTTGTCCAAGTCATGGCAGTTTGTGTATTGTTGCTCATACTTACTGCAACGCTTTGCCAAACATCTGCGCCAGCAAATGTTGCACCACCAGCAGGGGCAGCCCATTTTAATCCTGTTGCTTCAGCACTATCGGCAGTTAGGACAGTTCCATTTGCGCCAACTGCAAGTCTTGCAGGTGTATCAGCAGCAGTTGCTGCGATAATATCTCCCTTAGCATCTACTATTGCATTTTGAATTGCATTAGCATCATCGGAAGTTGCCCAAGTTGGCACGCCTCCAGAAACTGTTAAAACTTGTCCAGTTGATCCAATTGCAAGTCTTGTGTTTGTATTTGCTGTTGCTGAACGATATTCAATATCGCCAAGAGTTGTTGATGGATTTAAAGCTTTTGTCGTTGTATCAACAGATGAACCAAGCGTGCGAATAGCAGCTGCGCCATCCTTAACCAGATCGGTGTCGTCTGGTGTTTCCCAATTATAGTTCGTAGTGTTTGCCATATTAGGCTACTGCTCCAATCGCATTTTCCCATGTTAGTATAGCGGATAAAGTGTTCCATGCCTCTGAGGCTGATACTTGCTCCCATTGAACTGCAACTTGAGAGAATTCGATCGGGCTTAGATTTATGGTCAAAAACAATTCGTTGAATCTAGTGCTCCAACGCCAGCCTTCCACATAACCCTCAAACTGTCCTGATGGGGCTATTTGAACCGGCAAGTCTGTTATTCGCATTGGCTGACCAATAAAGATCCCAAGCAAGGCATCTCGGTCTGCATCATCAATTGCTGAGTTTGTCAATGGAAATGTAATGC